CGTTTTACAAATATGTTAGCGTATGTTTGTAAAGCCGCCGTTGTATGAAGACTGTGCTCGAGGTACCGGACAACCGCCTCTGTAATGCACTAACGCTAATGACTAAGCAACTCGCATAATGTTCTTCGCCCTGCGTGGGCGAAGTATGACGTCACAATCTGCATAATATTAAAAAAAAAAACAAAGACGAAAGAAAAAAGTTTTTAGGACGACAAGTCCTAAAAAAGAGTGAGCGTAGCTTCACTCTCCTAAATAAATATAAGATGAAGATCAATGATTTGTTGACAGAAGAAGAATTAGATGAAGTCATAGGAACGTTAGCTGCTGGAGCTGCTATCGGAACTGGTAAACTGATTGGTGCGGGTGCTAGAGCTTTAGGTGGATTATGGCGTGGATCACGTACACTACCTGCAAATGTTTCACGAGTTCCTATACCTAAAATACCTGGACAAGTAGCTGCTCAAAGACAAGCAGCACAACAATATGCTGGTACTTGGTGGAATAAAATTGGCTTTAGTCAAAATTCAACTGTTGGTAAGTGGCGTATTGATAGTATGAAAAAAGCTATAATAAGGCAAGGAGCAAAAAATCATCAAGCAGCTATAGTGAATAATATGCAGGCAGCTACAGCAGCTCAAGAAAAACTGGCTAACTTAGGTATAACAATTGCTACAACAGCAAGTGTACTTTATGGAACTTATGACTATTTGATGAGTAGGTGGGCATTAGATCCTAAAGACCCAAATTATGAAGAACAATTGGCCAAACTTAATGGTGAATTTATTATGGGACTTATTATGCCCAAAGTTGTTGGGGCTATAGGTAAAATTGGTAGTAAAACTATAGCAAAAATGATACAGGCTACTGGATTTCCTATAGCTGCTGAAGTTAGTAGACGTTGGTTGGGACATGTTGCCCGTGTAGGCGAAGTTGCTGCTATGGCATGGTTTCGTACTGATGCTGGTAAAAAATGGTTTGCTGAAACTTTTCCAGTAATCATGGGTTTATTTACATCAGCAGGATACGCATTAGAAAAGGTAATAGAATTTGGAACAGAAGCTGTTCAGGGTATAGCAACAATGGCTAAAGGTGCTGTTAACTATTTTACAGGTAAAGGTCTTCCTGGTGGAGGTTTCGCAGACCCGTTTGATAAAACTGATAGACCTAAAACTATAACTAAGTCTTTTGATTAGACTAAAGGCAGTCCACTTTTCTTAGTTAACTCTATATTGCTTTTAATTAAAGCATTCATTATGCTACGATCTTCTGAAGTGTATATATGAAATAATTCATGTGCAGTTACACCTCCACGCATATACCAACTTATGGTAAAAATGTCATCCTTAAGTCTTTTAATTTGTTGTTCGTAAGTGTCAAAAAAAACTTCTAACTCAGAATCCGGGATGAAAATTAGCCTCTTCCGAAAAAACTGGCTTGATCCATTGTAATAACTACATCACTATGATGATTGCATTCTGGACATTCTACAGTTTGAGACGGTATATCCCACTGGTTTTTATTAGTTTCTAATTTTGATTTTATAGTTTTAAAATATTCTTTATCACAATTACGAATCCATTCTTGTATGAATTCTTTGTTGTCAACTATACCTTCAGGTGTTTCAATTCTTACAACGCTTATTTCAAATAGTTCCAATTGCATTTCTGCAATGCGTGCATACACTTCGTCTTGTTTTTTAATTGTACCATTATCATCACCTGAACTTTCCATCTTAGCCAATTGATTAAGCATTTTTTGTAGTTTATAATTTTCAATATTAAATTTTGTTATTTCTTCATAGCGTAATGGTCTAATCACTATGGTAATATCATCGCATTGTATTCTTCCATCGTAAGTTAAACTAGTCAAATATCCAAGAACAGAACTTAGGTCTATATCATAATCATTTATGGCTTGACAATTAGGACATCTATGATTAACTTCCATTTTAGCTCCGTAGCTGGCTATCCTTATGCTGACTAATAAAGCATCAACGTCAATGCTGGGCATATCCCAAGCATTTTTTATTGAAGGGCAACAACTTTGAACAACCTTTACAGTACTTTCGCCACTGAAAAGAGCATCAGGAGTTTTCATGATGATTTCATCCATACCAGTCATACCAAAAACTGGTATGTTATTAGCTATACCATCTAAACTTTCCTTGTTGTAGAAAATGCCTTTACTGGGTAAATCAATATAGATTTTAGGTTGGCGAAAGTATTTTTGTAATGGATTTGGACCAGTCATCATAGCTCCAATAAATAAAGTATATGGAACGTATTTATATACGCTGAAAACTGGGTTAAAAATATGGCAGAACCAGATAAAGGAATGATGGACAAATTAGCTGGCGGATTTAAATCTGCAAGTGATGGTGCCTCTAAGTTTGGAGAAAAGGCAAAACAGGCTGTAGCACCAGTACAGCAGTTGATGAATACCTTTGAGCAGTTAAGCAATACTGGCAATAGATTTGGCAATGATATGTTAAAAATTGCTATTGCTGCGTCTGATGTACGCATGCCATTGGACAAATTCACTGAATTGCTCAAGGATAATGCAGAAGTATTTGCCAGTTTTGGTGGTAGTGTAAGCAAAGGTAGTCAAGAATTTGTCAAGTTTGCCAAGGAATTTCATACCAGTGGAGTAGCAGAAAATCTTAGACAGATGGGATTTACTGCTGGTGAACTTAATGAAATTTTAGCTTTACAAGTCGGATTCCAAAAAAGTACATTTGATAACAGTGTTGAAGGACAGAAGAAGGCAGCGGCCAGTGCTGCACAGTTTGCTTTAGAGTTAGATCAACTTACTCAATTAACTGGAGTTTCAAGAAAAGAACAAGAAGATAATCTTAAAAAAGCCCAAGCTGATATGAAACTTGAAGCTAAGTTTAGAGAAATAGGCTTAGAACAAGGTGCAGAAAAAGAAGCAGAAGCAAGAGAAGCATTTAAGAATAACTATGCTCAGATGGCTGCAAAAGGCATGGGGGATATGTACAAGGAGTTAGTAGCTACTGGTACAGTGATGAGCAAAGGAGCTCAGGCACAATTTGCTATGAGTGGTCAAGCTGGTCAAGAAGCTGCTAAGAGTGCTCAAGAATTAGCTAAAGGTAACGGGGAACTCAGTAAAACTTATACTGAACGTGCTGGAATAGAAATGATGAAGTTGCAGCGTGATAAAGCTTTTCTTCGGGCTACAATTTATGCTACTGGTGATGTAGGAGAAGCTTCACGAAGCTTGATGAAGGCCAATGACGCAGCCTATCATGGTATGCAGAAAACTATGAAGGAAGAAGGCATAGCCAGAGAAAATGTTACAGAGGCATTGAACAAACAAAAGGCTGCTATAAAAGCAGAACAAGAAGCAAGAGTAGGTATTACTTCAGCCTTAATTACTGGTAAACAACAATTAGAAGCTGCCAATGCTGCTTTTATGAATAGAATAGTAGGTGGAGTAAACAAAGATCCCAAACTTAATCAAGCTTTATTAGCTGCTTCTGACAAGTTTAGTACAACTAAACCCACTGATGATCCTAAGGATATAATGGCAAGGCAAAGTTTAGCTCAAGCTCGACAAAAAGAATTAGGTGGTCCTGATAAAGCTCCACGTACATATCAGGAAGCATATGAGGCTATGTTAGGCAAAGGTGGCGGCGATTTTATTATAAAGAAAGTGGCAGGCGAAGTAGGCAGTGAATTGATTAAAGGTATTACAAGTTTTGCTAGTAGTTCATTAGGATTAGCTGGTAATATGATCAATGCTAAGGAAGTTAAAATAGATACAGCAAATATAAAAGAACTTATAGCTGAGAAAAAACCTGAAACTGGTCGTGCTGGTGGTACCTTAGGTGAAACAGGTATGGCTGTAGAACCTAAGGACATAATGGCTTTATTGCACAAAGGCGAAACTGTACTTACTCCTGAACAACAAAAAACTTTGATTAGTAATGTTAGATCAGACGCAATGGCTGAAGTATTAAACAAGCTGATGACAACAACTTCTACGGGCAAGCAACCTGAGATGGGCAAGTTAGCAGGTATTGATTTACAAAAAATAGCTAAAGATATTGCTACAACTACAAGCAAGGTAGAAATTACTAATTGGCCTAAAACTTTAACACAAGTAGCTGCTAGTCCACAACCAGCTGATAAGAAAGATACATCAGGTACAGACAAGGATAAAGATAAGGATAAAGATAAGACTACGGCAGAAAAAGCTAAAGAAAAGGAAGCTCCTAAACTTACAGCAGATCAAGTACGTAGAATGGCCATTGAAGGTCAACAGACTGAAACGAAGCCTACGCAAGCCAGTGTAAGAGCAGTGGATAATCAAATAGAATTAAACAAACAAATTCCTACGCAAGCCAGTGTAAGAGCAGTGGATAATATGATAGAAAAAGAATTACCAAGTCTTGTTAATATGTTTGTAAAAGATCAAGAAGATGAATTAGAAAAAGCTGCTGAACAATTCCAAGGTGTATTTAAGGAAATGATTCCTATCCAAGAAATGCAGGGTCAGCAAAGTGAATTTAAGAGTAAATTCACAGATGAACAGAAAAAATTTATAGAAGATTATCAAGGTATGAGTAAGGATAATCAAGAATTTATGACATTTGCTCTAAAACGTCAACATGGTATTGATGCTGAAATTATAGAAAAGCATGATGCAATTGTAGCAGATTTACAGAAAAAGAAAAACGAAAGGGAACTAACAGAGGAAGAAGAAGCTCGTCTTGCTGAAAGTGAAATGATCAGCGCAGGAGCTAAAGAAGATTATGCCAAACGTCAAGAACAACTTGACATGATTAAAAATATAGAAATTTTAGCTGATGATTTAGAACTTGAAAGATTAGACCAACAAGCACGTAAAGAATTAGAATTAATGAAAGGTGCTGATGAGGAAAAGCTTGATATATCAAAGGCAGCTCATGATTTGTTAAATGAACAATTTATGATGGCTAATCAAGAATTGATTGGTGACATGGGCGGTGTCACGGATGCAGCAGAAAAGGCAAGAGAAACATTTATGATGGAAATAAATGAAATGTTCGATATGCCTGATCGTGATGAATTTGCAGAGGATGAGTATGGGGAAGGTGGTGAAGCTATTGGTGGAGAAATGGATAGTGCCTTTCTTGAAGATGAATATGGTGCTCTTGAAGATTTAACAAATCAAATACAGGGACTAAAAGAGTTCGAAGAGGATGAATACGGAGAAGGTGGTGAAGCTATTGGTGGTGAGTTAGATAGTAGTTTTGCTGAGGATGAATACGGCCAAGGCGGTGAAGCAGTAAATGATGCTGTACAAAATCTTATGGATCAAGTTCACGGTCTCAAAGAATTTGAAGAAGATGAATATGGCGAAGGCGGTGAATCTATAGGTGGTGATGATGCAGGGGATGATTATAGTGGTACAAATTTACTTGACGAATTAAGAAATCAGATACCAACTGATAGTATGGCAGAGGATGCTGCTTATGCATCTGGACCAGGTGATGCTAGTGTAGCAGGAATTGACTTTGCTGTAAGTTCTAAAGCAAACACAGCTAAGGAACCTGTGACTAAAAGTAATTTTGAACCTATAACAATGGATGGATTTACCTTAGGCCCAGATGGGTTGCCTGTTGCTAAACCAAAAACTGATGCAAAGTCAATTCCAGGTGCAGTTAAGAAAGATGAAAAAGTAGATGCAGCTAAGGATGATAAATCTAAGAAAGACACTAAAGAATCAGATAAGGATAAAAAATCCACAGAGACGACTACTTCTACAAATAAGAAGGAACAAAAAACTCTGGACGATGTGGTCAAAAGTTTAGATACATTAAATAGTAGCATGAGGTCCTTAGTCACTAAGGTTGACGAAACTTCCAGACAACAGATCAGTGCCGTTAAATCTTTAAGCGGTAATCTATACAAAGGGTAATTTATGAGTTGGCGAAGATATTTTACTCCAGTTGATACAAGTAATCAATCTGGTTTAAGCGTAATTAGTGGACTAAGTAATGGCAATAAACCAGGACCAGCTCGTAGCAATTATAGTAGCTTTCTACCTGACATTTATACAGGTAGCCCAAATAGAATTGAACGTTACATGCAATATGACACTATGGACATGGATCCTGAAGTTAATGCTGCACTAGATATTCTTGCTGAATTTTGTACTCAAAAAAATAGAGAAAATAATACAACATTTAGTTTAAGTTTTAAGGATAGAGCTACTAATAGTGAAATTCGTGTATTGCGTGAATACTTACAACAGTGGTTTAAACTACAACAATTTGACACAAGATTTTTTAGAATAGTAAGAAATACATTTAAATTTGGTGATGCAATTTTTATTAGAGATCCAGAAACTCAAAAATGGTTTTATGTCGATCCAGCTAAATTAACCAAGATTATTGTTAATGAAAGTGATGGAAAAAAGCCAGAACAGTATGTAATACGTGATTTAAACCCAAACTTTCAAAATCTTGTAGCTACTCAAATACAAAATAGTCCATATCAAAGTAACACAAGAGGTAGTAATTATGTAGCTGGTGGAGGAATGGCCCGAGGTGCTACTGGTGCTTACCCTACTCAATATGGAGATCGTTTTAGTATTAATGAAAATGAGGTAGCTATCGATGCAGCTCATGTGGTTCATTTAAGTTTAAGTGAGGGACTTGATAACAATTATCCTTTTGGAACCAGTTTACTTGAACAAGTATTTAAGGTATACAAACAAAAAGAATTACTTGAAGATGCTATTTTAATCTATCGTATACAGCGTGCTCCAGAACGTAGAATTTTTTATATTGATGTAGGAAATATGCCATCACATATGGCCATGGCTTTTGTTGAGCGTGTAAAGAATGAAATACATCAACGTCGTATTCCAAGTCAAAATGGCGGTGGTATGAATATTATTGACAGTGCTTACAACCCGTTGAGTATTAATGAGGATTATTTCTTTCCACAAACTGAAGGTGGTAGAGGCAGTAAAGTAGAAACACTTCCAGGAGGCACCAATCTTGGTGAAATTGAAGATTTAAAATATTTTACAAATAAATTATTTAGAGCATTGCGTATACCCAGTAGTTATCTACCTACTGGTGCTGATGATGGACAGCAACAATATAACGATGGTCGTGTAGGTACAGCGTATATTCAAGAACTACGTTTTAATAATTATTGTATGCGTTTGCAGAGTCTACTAACCAGTGTATTTGATGAGGAATTTAAAAGATTTTTATACTACAAAGGTGTCAATATTGATACCAGTTTATTTGAGTTAAAATTTCAACCTCCACAAAACTTTGCTGCTTATCGTCAAGCAGAAGTAGATGGACAACGTATCAACACATTTAATACGATACAACAAGTTCCATATATTAGTAAGCGTTTTGCACTAAAAAGATTCCTCGGATTAAGTGAGGAAGAGATGGCAGAAAATGAAAACCTATGGCGTCAGGAAAAAGGTATGGCACCTATTACTGGCACAGATGCCAGCGGTGAACTACGTGGTGCCGGACTTAGTGCAGCAGGTATTGACAGCGATCTTGAAATGGCTGCTGATACAGCCGGTCCAGAAGATATGACCCAGGCGCCAGGGGCTGTGCCTGGTATGGATACAGGCATGGGTATGACAGCCGCTCCAGCTCCAGCTCCAATGTAATAAATACACTATGATTCTTCGAGAACTATTTTATCTTAATCCTGAAACACAGAAAATTTCTAATGATTTTAGATTTGATGCCTCACGGGATATTGAAGAATTACAGCGTAGTGACACAAGAAAAACCAGGTTGACACTAAGACAGATAAATGATTTACGTAAGGCTTCTGAAGCGCACATTTTGGATTCCGAAGATGAAATGGAATTCGTACAGAAAATGTATGGTACTGAGCCTGCACAGCCTGCCGCCTAAATCATTTATAAGGAACAAATATGCAACCATTCGAACACGGTCCTATTGATGGATTAATTTGTCAACAGCATAAGGATTTTCAGCATCCTTTTCGTCAATTTTTTAATGAAGTAAAACCTACAACAGTTGTAGAAATTGGTATAGGGCAAGGAGCCACTAGTCTTGCTCTTAATAGAATTTTAAAAGAAGTGGGACATGAATATCAAATGATCAGTTACGAATTACATCCGCAAGGATGGTATAGTATGCTGAGTAATGAAGGTATTCTTGTTAGAATTTGTAATCTTTTTACAGATGATTATCAAAATATTCGTGAAAGTAACAGAGATGAAATAGTAGGACATTTACAACGTCCTGGAACTACAGTATTGCTTTGTGATGGTGGATTGAAGAAAATGGAAGTTAATTTATTAACAGACCATTTGAAACCTGGTGACTTTGTTATGGCACACGATTATGTTAGAAATGTGGAATATTTTGAGGAAGCTATTAATCATCGTATCTGGAATTGGTGTGAGATCACTGACGCTGATATACAAGAAACTATTGATAGAAATCAATTAGAAGTCTATATGCGTGATGAGTTTCAAAGTGTAGCATGGATGTGTCGCAGAAAACCAATGTAGTTAGATATTTCGTGTTTGGCAATGGTAAAACACGACTAAACATTGAATTTGATGATGTAAAACCCTATGGTGCTGTGTATGCTTGTAACGCAGTCTATAGGGAATATGCTCCTGATTATCTTATAGCAGTTGATAGAAAGATGTTGGAGGAGATAAACGCTACAGATTATCCAAAAAATCATAGTGTATGGACTTATATCGGTCAGAAGAAAGCATGGTACAAGCATTTTAATTACATAGAGCCGAATCACGGCTGGAGTTCTGGACCAACAGCTCTTAACTTAGCATCAACTCAAGGTGCCAATGAAATTTATATTTTTGGTTTTGATTATCAAGGATTAGATGGTAAAGTTAATAATGTATTTGCTGACACGCCTAACTATAAAGGCAGTGATCAAGCGGCAGTATATTATGGAAACTGGTTAAAACAAACTGACTTTATTATAAAAACTAATCCTTCTATAAAATACTATAGAGTGACGATTCCAAATTTTTTCGATACTAATTGGAGGTATGATAACTATTACCAAATGACATATGAAAAATTTAAAGAAATCAAGGAGGAATGGCAGAAAATTCGTTAATTTTCTACCATTAGACACTATTTTTTTAAGTTATATGTAAATACTACTTGACAGCTCATTACCTATAGGAGAACAAAATGGGAGATCGTTCAAAGTTCGAACAGATGCTTGAGTACCTTATTAACGATGAGGAAGCTAAAGCACGTGAATTATTTCACGATATCGTAGTGGCAAAAAGCCGCGAAATTTATGAGAATTTATTAGCCGATGATTTTGATGAAAATCAAGAAACAGATGAATCACAGCATGATGATGATGATGATTCTACTGAAGAAAACATGGATATGGAAGATCCTAATGCAGGAATGGAAGCATTTGGCGCGGATGCATCAGATGACATGTTAGGCGATGTTGGTGCCGATGATGAAGAAGGCGGCTTGGATGATCTAGGTGGTGATGATGAAATGGATATGGGCGGAGATGAGTTCGGTGATGAAGGCGATGTAACAGATCGTCTTGATGATCTCGAAGCTGAAATCGAAGCTATTAAAGATGAATTAGAAGCCAAGTTAGGCGGTGAAGAAGGTGATGAGTTAGGTGGTGATGACATGGGCGGTGACATGGGCGGTGACATGGGTATGGATGATGAAGGCCCAGCTGACGATGTTAAAGATGCCATGGCCTTTGAAAAACGTGATGATGACGATGAAAAAGATGATTCAGATGATGAACAGACAGATGAAGACTTCATCCGTGAATATGTAGAAAAAGTAGGTGGTGGCAACTATAACACTTGGGGTAAGATGGGTGATGATGGTGTCAACACAAAAAGTATCATCGACAACATGAAAAATGACATGGGTGGTACAAATCAAAACATTTTAAGTGGCCGTAATGGTGCAGCTCCTGTAGAAGTAGGTGCAGGTCGTACAATACAAGGCAACGGTGTTTTTAAGCAGAGCAAGCCACAAATTGAAGATTTTGGCAATGTAAACAAGCCAGGTGGTAATGCTGGTAAAACAGGCTTTAAGAAGAAAGAGCCTGGTCATGGTGCAGAGAAGAAAGGTGAAGCAGAAGGTAAGGCTTGGGGTGCAGGCACAGGTGGTGCAGCAGGTCAAGTTGGTGGATTAAACACAAAGAGTCCACTAAACGGCGCACCAAAAAGAGCCAAGTAAACACACATAGATGAGCTACTTACGAGAAAACTTGAGTTTCGACCAGGCACGTGTCGTGGTCGAAAGTCATGGAGAGAACGGCAAAGACCTTTACATGAAAGGTATTTGTATTCAGGGAGGTATCAAAAATGCCAACCAGAGAATATATCCTGTAGACGAGATAGAAAGAGCTGTCAAAACCTTGAACGATCAGATCTCAGGAGGATACAGCGTATTAGGTGAAGTAGATCATCCAGATGACCTAAAGATCAATTTGGATCGTGTCAGCCACATGATTACAGAAATGTGGATGGACGGTCCAAATGGTTATGGCAAGTTTAAGATACTGCCAACACCCATGGGACAACTTGTTAGAACAATGTTGGAAAGTGGAGTAAAGTTGGGAGTAAGCAGTAGAGGATCCGGCAATGTCAGTGGAGATGGTACTGGCAAGGTCAGTGATTTTGAGATTATCACAGTGGATGTGGTAGCTCAACCCAGTGCCCCAGGGGCTTATCCAACACCAATTTATGAACACTTGATGAACAATCGTGGTGGGCATAGAGCCTTACGCATAGCGGAGGAAGTGAAGAAAGACCCCAAGGCGCAGAAGTACATTAAAGAGAGCCTATTAGCAGTAATAGGCAAGCTCCGATAACAAGAGGAGAATCACAATGTTGGATGTATTAAAAAGCTTATTTGAAAACAATGTGATTAGCGAAGATATTCGTACTCAGATTGAGGAAGCATGGGAAGCCCGTGTAGCCGAAAATCGCGAACAAGTTAGTCAGCAATTAAGAGAAGAGTTTGCTCAACGTTATGAGCATGATCGTGGAGTAATGATTGAAGCCATTGACAGAATGGTAGCAGATCAGCTTGCTCCTGAAATCGCTGAGTTCGCAGAAGATCGTAAACAATTAGCTGAAGCCAAAGCCAAATATGCAATGAAGATGAAGCGTGATACCGCAGTTTTAAAAGAATTTATCGTGCGTAGTCTTGCCAAAGAAGTAGTGGAATTGCATGAAGATCAAAAATCTATGGCAAAAAAATTCTTCAAACTTGAAGAGTTTGTGGTAGAAGCACTCGCTAATGAAATTGCAGAATTTTATGCAGATAAGAAGGATCTTGCTAACACTAAGGTAAAATTGATCAAAGAAGGTCGTAGCCAGTTAGCAAAAATGAAGAAAGAATTTGTAAAGCGTGCCGCAGTAATGGTGGAACAGGTTGTTACAAGTAATTTAAACAATGAACTTGTACAACTAAAAGAAGACATTGAAGCAGCCCGCAGAGCAGACTTTGGTCGTAAGATATTTGAAGCATTTAGCAACGAATACCAGAATAGTTACTTAAATGAGAAATCAGAAACAAGTAAATTGCTCAAGGTTATAAACAAGAAAGACTCCGCTATTACGATGGCTAATACAGTAGCAGTGAAGGCACAGAGAGTCATAGAAAGCAAGGATATGGAAATTCGTCGTCTAAAAGAAGCAGCCCGTCGCAAAGAAGTTATGGGTGAGCTACTTGCTCCATTAAACGCAGAACAAAAGGGAATTATGAGTGAACTTTTAGAGAGCGTACAGACAACACGACTAACAGAAAGTTTTAACAAGTATCTACCAACTATTATAGAAGGTAGTGCTGGTACAACCAAGAAAAGACAGGCACTTGTAGAGGCAAAAGAAATTACCGGTAACAAGGTTACCACAGCAAAGACAAACAGCAGCGAACCCGATAGTAACATCGTTGATATCCGTCGCCTAGCTGGACTTAATTAAGGAGAAAGAAATGTCTGAACTACTAACAAAGCGTTGGCAGGAGACAAAAGAGGCTCTACTCGAAGGCCTCCAAGGCACAAAAAAATCAGTGATGGGTGTAACTTTAGAGAATACTCGTAAGTATCTCGCAGAAAGTGCTTCCGCTGGTACAACTTCTGCTGGCAACGTCGCAACATTAAACCGCGTGATCCTTCCAGTGATCCGTCGTGTCATGCCAACCGTTATTGCAAACGAGTTGGTTGGTGTACAACCACTAACTGGACCAGTTGGTCAAATCCATACATTGAGAGTACGTTACGCTGATACAGTTGGCGCAAACGGCGATATCGTTGGAACAACAGCTGGTGAAGAGGCATTAAGCCCATTCAAGATTGCTGAGCAGTATTCCGGTGCTAATTCCGGTAAGGCTGCAAGTACAGCGACAATGGAAGGTATTCCTGGTCGTAGAATGAGCATTCAAATCCTCAAGCAAACAGTTGAAGCGAAAACTCGTAAGTTAAGCGCTCGCTGGACATTTGAGGCAGCTCAAGATATGCAAAGTCAGCATGGTATTGATGTAGAAGCAGAAATTATGGCTGCTCTTGCTCAAGAAATTACAGCTGAAATTGATCAGGAAATTCTTGCCAGCCTAAACAGCTTGGCAGGTCTACCATTAGCTAATTTTGATCAGGCTACAGTAAGTGGTACAGCTACATTTGTTGGTGATGAACATGCTGCTTTAGCAGTTTTAATCAATCGTGTAGCAAACATCATTGCACAACGTACACGTCGTGGTGCTGCAAATTGGGCAGTTGTAAGTCCATTTGTATTAACAATCCTACAAAGTGCAACAACAAGTGCATTCGCTCGTACAACAGAAGGTACGTTCGAAGCTCCAACAAATACAAAACTTGTTGGTACACTTAATAGCGCAATGAAGATTTATGTAAACACATATGCAAGTGACACATCACCTATCCTTGTTGGTTACAAAGGTACAAGTGAGAGTGATGCTGCTGCATTCTACTGCCCATACATTCCATTGATGAGCAGTGGTGTTGTATTAGATCCAGCTACATTCGAACCAGTCGTATCATTTATGACACGTTATGGTTATGTAGAGTTGACAAATACAGCAAGTTCTCTTGGTAATGCTCAAGACTATTTGGGCAAAGTTGGAATTACAACAGCTAACGTTAAATTTAGCTAAGATTTCCCAAGTAATTTGTTTTATTAAAAGGCACCATTTACGGTGCCTTTTTTATTAAATATGCTACTATTTAGGAACCTATATGAGTATAGAACTGCATATTTTTACAAATTCAACAATTAATGCGCCTGATACTTGGCACATAGAAACAACATATCAAAGTTTCAAAGATACATTTAAAGTAGACATTCCAGTAACTGTTTGGTGTGACAAAAACCCTAATCAAGAAAAAGCATTTGAATATATAGATGCTTTAGGTAAAATTTTTCCTAAGGTAAATCATGAAGTAGGAGGTCTCAGTCACGGTTATCACCTTGCTGTATTTGAAAGTAAATCTGAATTTTTATTCATGCTTGAGCATGATTGGCAATTTTATAGTGATCGTATCATGCACAGTTTAGATCAAATAGTTGATGGAATGCGTAAGGACAACATTCTACACATGAGATTTAATCGAAAAGTGCATGGTAATCATCCTGACGCACATGCCAGTTTTGGTCATGATATGGATTGGGTGGACTATGAAGGTAGTGTATTTCCCTATAGTATGGTAAATGCTGTAAGTAATAATCCTCATATTATTAATCGTCAAAGATGGCATGCAGAAGCAGCTAAACATGCACATTATGTTGGATTTGGTCGTGAATATGGATTAGAAGAATATTTGACCAGTAGTCCTATTCGTGGAGCAATATATGGGCCTCGAGGTCATCCTCCCACTATCTTTCATACAGACGGTAAAAATCCAGAACATTTAAGAAACGTCAGTTTATTAAATTGATTTTTAAGGTAAATAAAGTTGATATACAGGAATTATGGGGTACCCGCCCCGTAGGCCTAAAACGCCATAAAGGAGAAAAACAATGGGTCGTCCATTAAGCAAAGATGTAAATGGAGTAAAAGTAATTGGACCATTTAGCAGTGGTGCAGGTATTAAAGTAACAGGCAGATTTGATGGTAATACCAATGATGATTATTATATTGTGAAACAGCGTGGAGCAAGAACTTACGTTGTAACTCGTGATGGTTCACAGTATTTTGTTGGAGTTTTAAAAGAAAGTATTAATGATAACGGTGATATTTTAATTACAGGTAGCGGGGACGGAACTAGTCCAGGAAACATCAGCATTGCTAAATTAACCAAGCGTATTGCCACAGATTTTAGTGGAAATCGTTATACATGGTTCCTTACACAGTACGAAGATAGTAGTGGAGATGTTATTAAACTAACACAGGTTTAAAATGTCCAAAGTATTGAGGATACAAAAAGGTGGCTATAAAATAATAGCCGAATCTGGTAGCGAGATTAGACTTGACTCAGGTCCATCTGGTCAAGTCACCGTTACTGGTAACCTTGTTGTTGACGGTGGATTGACTTATATAAATGTTAGTGATTTACAGATTGAAGATCGTATAATTAAATTAAATCGTAATGAAACTGCAAATACTATAACTCCTCAAAACATGAAAAGAATGTCTGGTTTAGAAATAGAACGAGGCAACGCTGACGTACTCATGGTGTTTGATGAAATTCCATATCAACCTGTCAATAATTCATTTGAAAACTTATTACAACCTTCATTTACTTTTAAAGGTAGTGATAATAGTCTTGTTCCTATTACTACAAGCAGAATACAAACTTATGGTGCTGCACCAAATAAGGATCTTACTTTTTTCACTGGACTTGAAGGTTTATTAAAAGTAGAAATTCCAGGACCTTTAAGTATTGGTCCTACAACTATTACGCCTGTAGAATATCATACAAGATTACAGGTTTTAAATACTCTCGATCCTACAGAAGCAGATAAAGGTATACCAAATTTAAAGTTTATTAAAGAGTATGTTAGAGCTGAAGCTGGTGAAGCTGTTATTGAAAAGTTTTATAGATATACAGAAACAAATGAAATAACTTGGTCTGGTGCTGAAGCTAAGGATGTTACAGCTAATGATGAATTTAGTGGTGTACAATTCTTAGCAGGTGTAGGAGATTATGATCCTATACGTGAGGAAAACAATGCAGATCAGATTGCACGCATGGGAAGATTTAGTAATAATCAATTTGGCTTATTAGTAGGTCCAGGTAATCCTTCTCAAAAAAATATTAAAATTTTAAGAACTTCTCGAGATGACTCCTCAGCAGAACTTCAAATTAAAACTGAAAATGCTGACTTAACTATACAACCATCAACAGGAAATCTTATTTTAAAATCAGTATTAAAGATAGAACATTTGAATGGGGCTCTACCAAATCCTGTTCCAACAAGTGCAGAAAATGTAATTTTTAGTAGAACTGATCAAGGGTCTGGAGGTACAGGATTATATTTTGCTAATTCTACATCAGTAGGAGAATTGTGCAGTGCTGCTAATGCTCTTGTATATGGATTAATATTTTAAGGAAATATAAATGGCTCTTTTAACATCAGTAGTTCCAGTTCTTACTTCAGTTTCTGATGGTGCAGGAGGCACAATCATAGGTGGAGCTCAGTCTCCAATTTTTAAAGTTAATGTACTTCCATTTTCTTTAACTTTTCCAGGTACAGCCTATGCAATAACAGCTATGTTTTTTTGTAATAGATCAACTGATCCAGTAAATTTAACGATTTATATGGTTCCTAAATTAGATAGTCCTTCATTGTCAAATATTATTATTCAAGAAATGAATATAAGTCCTGGTGATACGTTTGCATTTGATACGGAAAAGATTATTTTAGCTGATAATGATGCTATTTGGTGTAGTTGTGATAAGGCATCATCTTTAAATGCTGTATTAAGTATTGTGAGAGTAGCTTAATGAAGTTTTACAAAAAATTAAAACTTAATAAGAATAGTCCTAAAAGTTTGGAATTAACTTATCTAAAAGATGGTCAAATTATTATGGATATTCCATATGAAAAAGACCCAAATGATCCTACTGACACAAGGCCAAGTACCATGCCTATTTTAAGGGCATTACGTATTCCAACAGGTACAGGTGATCCTCAGGCTAATGCTGGAACAGCAGCTAATGAAAGGCCTAGAGAAGATGATTGGTATGATACTAATGGTTTGATAAGGTATAACACAACATTAGAAGCTTTGGAAGTATTGACCAACGGAATTTGGGTACAGTTAAGAGCCAAAGAGCCTGCTAAAATTACTGTACAAAGGTTTGGAGCAAGACCATTAGACATTCCTAATCTTGAAGCAGGAGAAGAAACATATCAAGAAAATGAAGCAATAGGATTTGAAACTGAGATTGATGTAGATCATGTAAGTTTTGTTGATGGTGAAGAAATTTATTTTGGTCCTATACGAGATAGGTTTGCAAAAAATCCATTTAGTGCAGCCAATATTTTTGTATATGTAGAGAATGTATTTCAAATACCATTTACAAATTACATAATTGTGGACGTTGATGATATTGTGGGAGCTAGCAAGAGCTATCCTTCTCCAGGTAAATATTTAAAATTTGAAAGTCCACCACCCTTAGGTAAAACTGTGACTGTAATTCACGGGTTTGACTAAACTTTTCCCAAATATAGCTAAATAAGATTGGTACTCATGATTCTGTGAGTATCACATCAAACTGTGGTAAACCAGCAAAGAGCCCGAAAGGGATGCGAGCGAGCGTTCAAATTTGGTTAACCGTGAAACACGGGGTATAGGGGAGCAGAATGGCCAATGTAGGTCGTATATCAGGTTCCCTCTTAAGGAAGAATCTTCTTAGACATGGGGAGGATCTTGCTTTTGAGGATAACTTACTTTACTTGTCAGTACCAGATTCTAACGAACCCACAAAGGTCGTTGGTGTTGGCATTAAAAAAGATATTCCCTTATACGAATTAGATGTAAATGGAACTACTCGCAGTACAAACTTTTTAGGTGAAAAACTTACTATTGATAATGTAGATATTGATGGTAATATAATAAAATCTAAGTTTGGCACATTAAATTTTCAAGGTGCTACACCTAACGATTTTATAACATTTTCAAATAATAAAACATTTAAACTAAGCACAATTGATGTCGTAAACGGTTATAGTAGATTAGATCTACGAGGTAATCTTGAAGTCGATGGCAATATACATGCTACCGGCAGTATAACTGCTGATGGAAATTTAGTCTTAGGTGATGATAGCACAGACGCTATTGAATTTAAGGCAGATATTGTAAGTAATATTATTCCTGATATAGATGATACTTATGACTTGGGTACATTAACTCAATCTTGGCGTCAACTCTATGTAGACGATATGAGATTGGGTGGTCCAGAAGTAGGGGATAACTATAATTTTGCTCAAACTCAAGTTCCTGGATCTGGAACACTACCAGCTAAAACATTTACAGGTATAGATAATCCTCAAAATTATACGAAGATGAGTAATACGTTTAGTAACGGTCATTTGACTTTGGCGTCAAATAATAATGGCCTTATTGAACTTATTAATGATACTCGTGTACACAACGATTTAAATGTGTTAGGTGATGTAGCTACAGATAATGCTAATTACATCTTGATAGGAGATCCTGAATACGGTATTTTAGATGGTGCTGTAGAAATGACTCCTCAAACCAGTCTAACAGATGGTGTTGCCCAGCTGAATTTAACTTTAACACTTTTAGTACCTCCAGCCCCGCCAAGTTTTCCTAATGGTAATGATTTATTAATTAGTGGTCTTACTCAACGTATACTCAATGTAGATACAGCTAGTCAAGTATTGAACGGCAATACAATAACCGCTCCAGCTGCGGGTACTGTAGTTTATGTGGCACGTACTAATAGTTTTAATACAAATATAATACAAGATACAGGGCCAGGTAATAGAGGAACACTTACAGTAAAAAGAAATACACTTTCAGCAGTTACCAAGGTATTGACTTATGGTAATAGTACACAGGTTATAACCACAGTGTTTACATCAACATCAGTTGGTAGTCAAGAAGTTCGATATAATCAACCCAGTGCAGGTGTATTAGTTCCTGGATATTTGATTAAAATTGCTGCATCAGGTACGACTTTTGGCGGTCTTAATCTTAATGACACATTTATTATTACTGCTATTACTTCAAAATTTATCAAAATGTCTACGTACAATACTGTGACAGGTCAAGTGGGTACTCCATTTGTTGGAGCAAGTAATGGATCTGGAAGTTTAGCATTTAGCACAATAACAGATGTTGGAACTTATACAAGCAATAATACGAATCTTGTGCTGTCAAATAATATTGCCTTTCCATTAACAACACCTGGATTTCATGAAGTTATTGATATTTCAGTTAATGGATTTAATGTACCTTCAGGTTGGAACACAGTTGAGGTATTACATGGTGAAGCAGGTAATACTACTATAGGTTCTAATGTATCTAATATTGGTATTTGGTATTATGATGACTCATCAACTAACATACCTATTTTCAGTAATCAAACTTTTGCACTAAAAACCAGTGCTATAACTTATACCAGTACTATACCGCATTACAATAGTAGCACAGTATACAGTATTGGTTTTGATGTAACTTGGAATGCAGGTAAAACAGGTCATGCTAATCAAGCTACAAATATTTTAACAACAGCAGCCACTGGACCTTGGACTAACGCTGGTAATAAATCATATAATAGTTTTGCTTACACAACATTACCGACTATTTCAAATGTGCTATCTGGTAGTGGTCCAAACGCTACTGTATTTGATGTAAATGTAGTAGCAGGATTTGGTGCTTGGACTACAATAACTACCGTGCCTGTTTACACGGCAGATAATAGTTATACTACAGCTCAAAGTGCTTTACCACCTTTAAATGCAATTATTTTATACAAGACTGGAACTACCAGTAGTACAACTTTTCTTGATGAGACAAATATTTTCTTCAATGCAGCAGTTGGTGGAAGCACTACTGGCGCTACAAGATGTGAGAATCCAGATGCCGGAGTAGCCAGTACAGACAATCCAACATTTACAGCAGGTAGCAATTTGTTTAACAGTCAAACAAGTTCACTGTTGGCTACTGATGCTACTGTAGTTGGAACAGGTACAGGTGTTAATAGTCTTAAGCACGATGTAACAAATTATTCAACAGGCTATTTGCCAGCAGGTCCAAATTTAAGCACAAGAACAGCAGCTAATCCACAGTATTTTACATTTAGATTTGTTAGAAGTGGTGTTAGCAAGTTTAGAATACGTTGGACTACACCATCAGGTATTGCTGGTATATGGGCAGCTATGCCTGGTGCAAATGGTACAAGTTTAAAATCAGGTCATGTTAATGGTTGGCTAAGTGCAAGTATAGATAATAGTTTAGCAGGTGGATGTGCATTAGGTGGTAATCTTCCAACAAGTAGTGGAACAAGACAAGTTAATATAAGTTTTGGAATTTTAAGTTCAACTAATGCTACTAATAATGAGATATGGATAAGAATTAGATTAAATCAAGGTCAATCAATGACAAGTTTGTATTTAGATGTGAGCGATCAATAATAGGATTATATAATGGCCGTAACTGACGCAACCAAAGTTGATTTATTATTAAAGAAGTTATCAGGTGTAGCTAAAACTGATACAGCTGCCAACAAGAGTGTAAGTAATGAGTCAATAGCCAGTCCTACTCTTAATAGAGGGGATAGTCTGTGGCTCAATGCCTATTTGGTCCCTGCCACAGCCAATGCAACTATAGGCACTGTTACAGGATACCTACAAAACAATAGAGTAGAATGTACAGCAGATACTACCAGTCAAAGAATGAGTGGCAGTGTATATCCAACATGGAAAACAGGTCTAACAGATTGGATACCACCAGAGTTTGATACTGTTAATGTTACAAATAGTTATAGAGTAAAAGTTTACTATGGAGCAAGTGGTCTAACAGACCCAAGCAATAGTGGTGGTACACAGATATTTGCTGATGGTATATTAGGTACTGGTGAATGGTATTTTGACTATCAAGCTGGCATACTACATTTTTATGGTAATAGTATACCAACTGGTATGACAGGCAGTCATGTTATCTATGTATTTGGTTATAGATATGTAGGTCCAAAAGGTTTTGATTACGCCTTTAAGATAGATTCATCAATAATGAGACAGGACGCTACTGGTATTGTAGGGTTGCCAACTCTTATTACTTTGAAAGGTGACGCAGTTGTAGCAGAAAATTTAACTGTTACTAAGGATTTAGAAATACAAGGTGGTGATTTAACAACAAATCAAAATGTGTTTAATCTGTTAAACACATATGCTCAAACAATTAATTTTGCTGGAGCAGCTACACTCGTAGAAATAGGAGCTCCAACTGGTAAAACAAATATTAATCATGATCTTGAAGTAGATGGAGATGTTACTATTGATGGGGGTGATTTAAAAGTAACCACTACAACATTTAATTTAATTCCTGACACTGCTGAAACTGTTAACTTTGCAGGTGCTGCTACAAATCTTATTGTAGGAGCCACTTCAGGTACTACTAATGTTCGTAATAACTTAGATGTTGATGGTAATTTGACTGTAAACAGTAATTTAGATGTAGACGGTGATCTTAACATTGATGGTGGGGATTTAACTGTAAGCCAACCAATTTTTAATTTGGCTAATACCATGGCAACTACAGTAAACTTTGCAGGTGCTGCCACAACAATTGAGATTGGAGCAACAACAGGTACTACAAACGTTAATAATAATTTAGAAGTAAACTTGGACATGAATGTAGGTCAAAATTTAGATGTAGATGCAAATGTTCATGTAGGTCAAAATTTAGATGTAGACGGTGATGTCAACATTGATGGTGGTGATTTAACAGTTAGCACCACAGAGTTTAATCTTGCAAATACCACAGCTAAGACTGTTAACTTTGCAGGTGAGGCAACGAATATTGAAATTGGTAGCAGTGAAGGTGTTACCAATGTTAATAATAATTTGTCAGTAGATGGAAATTTACAAATTAATAGAGATTTAGCTATCGCAGGTAACTTTGCAGTAGACAACAACTTGTATGTTGAAGCTTCAGCAAGAGTTAGCCAGAGCTTGGAGGTTGAAGATAGTGTAAAAGTTCAGAGAGAATTAGAAGTTGAGGGCGACACAAATATTTCAAAAGACCTTAATGTAAAAGGTTATATTAAGGGTGGTAAGTTAATAGACACAACCATTGATTGTGGGGAGTACTAAACATATTTTCTGCATTTTTGGTAAATATAAAGTATGAATTTTCATGTTAAAGGAAAATAAATGAGCACAAATATTAGATTTAAGCGTAGTGATATACCTGGCAAAGTACCATCACTAGATAGCATTGACCTTGGCGAATTAGCACTTAACACCGCCGATGGTAAACTGTTTACAAAACAAGAAATTAAACAACCAGAAGGCTTCGCAGCTATTCAGAAAATCATTGAAATTGGAGCAATGGAAGTACCTAATGTACTTTATGTGGCTAAAAATGGTGATGATAGCAACAGCGGAAAGACATTAGGTCAGGCTTTTTTGACACTAAAGAAGGCACTGAGCATAGCGACACCTGGCACAACTATATTCTTAAAGAGTGGGGAATATATTGAAGACAATCCATTGCGTGTTCCAGCTCGTGTGTCAGTTGTTGGTGACAACTTGCGTAATACCACAGTACGTCCAAAGAATCCAACCAAGGATATCTTCTGGGTATACAATGGCGCTTATATCTTCTGTATGAATTTTAAAGGCCATATTGCCCCAAGTGCGGCAGTATGTTTCCCACCAGACGGTAGTGCTGGTGAGATCGTAACATCACCATACACCCAAGCGGTAACAAGTATTACAACCACTGGTACAGGTATGCGTGTTGACGGTGCAGTGACAACTGGTCTACGTTCAATGGTTTGTGATGCGTTTACTCAGTACAATCAAGGTGGTATTGGTATTCACATGTTGAACAGAGGTAATACTCAGCTTGTATCTATTTTTACAATTTGCTGTGACATTAGCTTTATGTGTGAGAACGGTGGTTTCTGTTCAGTTAACTTGTCAAACAGCTCATTTGGTAACTACGGTCTTGTAAGTCGTGGAGCCAGTGATCCACTATATCGTGGTGTTGTTAAGAAGTCAGCTGGTCGTCAGATCACATTTAAGAATTTAGCCAAGCGTCCAAACATTGGTGATGGTGTATTATTTGCCAACTACAACCAAACTACATGTGACAGAGACAATGGTCTTGTGGTAGACAGTTTAGCATTTGACTTATTATATGAAGGTGCTACTCAAAGTACATTTGCTGGTCTACGTTATTGGGCTAAAGATGATATTACAACTGGTATACAACAACAGGCTCAAACAGCCGCTGCTATCAAACGTGCTCAGGTAGCTGCCGCTACAGTGTTGACAGCTGCCAGTGCATCAGCTACAGCCAAGCGAATAGTTAAAGAAGAATTTAGTATTATTAGCAGAATTGTTGAAGAAGGTCCTTTAAGTCCAACATTAATCATTGGACCTGATCTTGATGCAGCAGAACCAGAGTGGAAAATTTTAAGACAAACTATTTTAGATAGAAAGGCTCAAATTGAGGATGCTACAATTGATTTCCTTAAGCGTTCCTATCCAAATCTTGCTTATATTACATCAAAGTGCAAACGTGATATTGGTTATGTTATTGAAGCAGTAGCTAATGATATTATACTTGGTACAAATTATCAAACAATTAAAGCTGCTATCACATATCTAAAGAGTAATGCAGCAGAACTTGTTGGAGTTAATGATCAGCGTACAGAAACTATTGAAGCATACAGATTTGTAAGAGATCAAATTGCTCCTATCGTACAAGAAGATGCTACACTATTAGCAAGAGTTCAAACTAATTTTGGCATCATAACAACAGCTCTATTACCAGATAGTGCAACTACAGGTGTTACATATCTAAATAAATTACTTGATCCAACAGATGCAGCGTATGCTCTAACATATCCAGGTTTACAAGATACTGATCAAGCTGTATTAGATCTTGTTAATAATTTACAGAAAAATAAGAAATTTGTTATTGCTGAAGTTATAGATTATGTTAAGAAAAATTGGCCACAAATTGTAGTTTATGGTTTTAATGAAGCTAAACAAGCTACCTGTGGTAGAGATATTGGATATGCTATTGATGCTATTTGCTATGACATTACTTATGGTGGTAATAGTCAAACAGTGGATGCAGCAAAGCGTTATTACAATTATGCTAGTGGTTTAAGTCAACTTTTAGCATCAGAGGAAATTCCTGCTACTATTGATGCTTATGGTCGTGCTCAATTATTTGCTCAACGTGTAGTAATTTTAGATACAATTGAAGCAGCTACAAATACACCACAGGTTAAGGTGGGTTTAACACCAACAAATCAAACACAAGTTAACAAGCTTGGTGGTTTGTTCAGTGTATTCCTAAAAGGTTTAGAGAATGAAATTGTAGGAACAAGTGACTTTATTCAACCAAACGGCAAACGTTTAAATGATACTGACCTTGAAGCTGCATTTGATACACTTCAAGCTAACAAGTCAAACATCAAGGATGATGTGATCACATATTTAGGTAGAGCATTTCCTGGATTTGATTATGACAGAGTAAAATGTGCTCGTGATGTTGGCTTTATTGTTGACAGTATTTGTTTTGACCTCGTACATGGTGGCAATCGTCAAGCTGTTACAGCAGGCATTTACTATTATGACTTTAATGAGGAAACAAATGTACTTAAGAGCGTACTTCCAAATCAGATTAAGCAGACTGTAAATGCTTACAAGTATTTGAAGGAACTTGTACGTGATGTGATTACATGTAGCCCAACTCCAAATCCTTGGCAAGAAGCTGTACCACAGCGTACAGATTTCCCAGCTGCTACCAGTGCAGAAGTTGTAGCTCTTGGTAATCTTGTTGATATCATTAATGAAATTCTTGTAGAAGGTCCAAACAATGCTGAAGACAGTGTTCAAAGACTCAAGCAGCCAATTCAACTTGTAGCCAGTACAGACGTTAATAAGATTCGTGCATTTGATTTATTGATGGCTAATAGAGATTTTATTCGTGCTGAAATGATTGCTTATATCAATCAAAATTGGTATACAATTAGCGATGGTGATACCAAGTTCGCTCGTGTTAACACAGCGACAGAACTAACACTTGGTACAACAACAACTGGTTATCCAACAGTTACATATCAGCCAACCAGTTACAAGGCTATTCGTGATGCAGTACTTGCAGCTAAAGAAGAGATTAAGACAGAAACAATTAAGTTTATGGCTAACAGCTTCTTTGATAACTTTAGCTTTAACAAGCCAAAATGTTACAGAGACGTTGGTTTAATTCTTGACGCTATTTTAAGCGATATGATTTTTGGTAGTAACTATAAAACAGTTACAGCAGCTATTAGCTATCTACGTGCTTATGCCAGTGAAGTAGTTGGTGCACAGAAAGTACAAACAGTTGCCAGCTTAAAAGCAGCCAAAGCTATTACTTTAGCAAGAATTGTAGCTCCAAGTGCAAAGACAGAAATTAGCACAAGATTTGATATCGTTATTGCTATTCTTGACGGTGCAAGAGTTAATGATCTTGGTCAGATTGTGACTAATGCTCTTGTTAATAATACAGCTTATAGCCCAATTGATGGCTATGGTACAGCATTAACATATCCAATTCCAGTTAGAAATAATGAGGAAGACCTTGATCGTTGGACCGCTGTAAATATTTTACGTAACAACGTAGAATTCATTAAAGACGAAATTACAGCCTTTATTGATGCGAACTTCACTTTAAATGAATTTGACAGAGATAAGTGTGCTCGTGATGTTGAATTTATCATGGACGCACTATCTTATGATACTGCATTTATCAGTAACTTCCGTAGTATTAGTGCTGGTCGTGCATATCTAAGAGCAAATGCTAAGACAGTAACAGGTAATCAGAAATTAGCTACTATTGGTGCATTCAAACACTTAAGAAAATTAGTCACTGAGCTCGTTAAGAGTAATTCTTTAGCAGTCAATAGTGTTCAAAGCAATATGGACATCATTATTGATATATTAGATAATGGTGCGGATGTTACTCCTAAATATAGAATGCCATTCCCTGAGAAAGGTCGTGCAGTAGAATATAAGCGTTCACGTGATCTTGTTGAAAAGAATAGAGAGTTCATTATTGATGATGTACTTACATATATCAATACCCCAGGACTTGAGTTACTCAAAGGTGGTGTGAAGTTTAAAGGCACAGTAGGTGCTTTCTCAACAGATGGTTCATTTAGTATAAATCCAGTAACTGGTCAAACTACATTTACAACTCTTGCAGTTGGTGATTTGATTAGAATAAGTGGAAAAATGTTCTCTGGTGCCACAATCAGTGGATATAATAGTCCAAGTGTGTACAAGGTTGCCACAGTAGAAGATACCAGCAACGTAACAGTCAATGGTGTTGTTTATTCTTACACACCTGGTTTTAAGATTGTTAACCTTGATGGCAGTGCAGTACTTACAACCAGTACATCAGGTCTAACAACAACCATGAGATTTGAAAAGATTGTTCCAGCAGATTATTCTTTACCAGCTGGATTTGATGTAGAAAAATGCAGACGTGATCTTAACTTGATTTTAGATGCTTTATATTATGACACAACTTATGGTGGTACACTTGAAAGTTTCGTAGCTGGTCAAAGTTATGTGGTTGGCACAGTAAGTCAACTTGATCCAAGTGGAACACAAATGGATGAAGTAAGTGCCACATTAAGAGCATATGAATATCTTAAGACAGTAGTACAAAATGTAGCACAAGATTTAACATGGACTCCAACAGTTGGTAATATTACTACTCAAGTACGCAGTCCAAATGGTAGTGATGGTAGTGCAACAGCAGCCAAGGAAATGGGCACATGTGTTGATTTAATAATCAAGATTATCGACGACAGTGTAAATGAAAGTCCAGCGGTTACAGATAAGACAACTGTAGCTAGCACACCAGCTATTGATTGGGTGGATCCAGCTCTTGCTAAGAGTTTTGCTCAATTACAAGCAGGTAAAGAAGCTACAAAAACTGCTGTAACTGATTACGTTAATGACAACTATGTATTATTTGGTTATGACAGAGAAAAATGTCGTCGTGATGTAGGCTATGTTGTAGAAGCTGTACGCTATGATATGATGTTTAACAGTAACTTCCGTAGTATTGTTGCTGGTCGCAGCTACTATCGTGCTATGTCAAGCACAGTGGTTAAGGATCAGAAAGTTGCTACATTAGCCAGTTTCCAATACTTGAAAACTAAGTTATTAGAAATTGTTAAAGCTGTAGATCCAGATAATCCAACAACAGCAGAAAGCGCAAGCATTCAACGTGTAAGTCGTAGCATGGATATTATTCTTAGTATACTTGAGAATGGTCCAGCAGTTGAACCAGTTTATAGCTTCCCATTACCAACAGCTGGTACAGACAATGCGTTTGTTGCAGATATTAAGGCTGTGCGTGACACAATTGAAGCTAATCGTGAGTTCTTAGAAGACAGATTAATCACTTGGATTGAGTTAAACAAAGGTGGTGTATCATATGATCAAACAGCTTGCCGTCGTGACATTGAATATATTTTAGATGCTGTATATTATGATTTAACTTATGGTGGTAATCTTGAAACATTAGTTGCAGCCCGTGCATATTACGGTGGTAATAGTGATGTATTATTAGCACTTGGCTCAAATGAGCAAACTTTAACAAGAGATGCTTACGAACAATTTAAGACATTTATTGAACAAGTTGCTGAAGGTGATGCTGCGTTATTAAACACAAGTAATACTCAAGTTTATCCTCTAAACAAGATTGTAGTAGGTAAGACTTATAGAATCGTAGACAAGGGAACAACCAGTGATGCAGATTGGACTAATCTTGGTGCAGATGCTGATCCAGCAGTTGGTGAAGTATTTGTAGCCACAGCAGCAGGTGCAGGTGCAACAGCAGCAGCAGGTACAGTGGCCTTTGCTAAGATTACAGCAGGTGCAGGTACAGATGCAGCTCGTGCAGTGGCATTAGTTGATTTGATCAGAGATTATATTGATAACCCAAGTAATTTTGATTTTACAACTAATATTCATCAAACACCACATTCAGTTGACACACCAGATACAGCATGGGTTGATGCTAATATTCTTAAGTTTAATACATTATTAGCAGCAACAGCTACAGTTAACAAATTAAAAAATGCTGTAAGTGATTTTGTAGACATGAATTATGCCTATAACAAAGATAAATGTAGTCGTGACGTTGGTTTCTTAATTGACGCACTATGTTATGATTTGTTATATGGTGGTAATGTTGATACAACACAGGCAGCTATTGCTTACTTTGACGGTGCAGTAACTCCTAAGTCAACAATTCCAAAGCAGGTCATTCAAACTGTGGCTGCTTATGAAAGACTTAAGGAAGTGGTTGCACAGGTTGTACAACTGAAAGATGTAAAACCAAGTGGTAATAAGTTTGAGGCTAAGAATAGAATAAATGCAAGTTTCGATCTTCTAAATAAAATAATTAAAGATGGACAAGGTTTTACTCCAGAAAGACCATTCTTAATGCCAAAACCAACTGCTACAGGTACTCATGCAGGTGATGCAAATTACTTCCATGCTGTTAAAAACATTAGCAGTAATAGAAGATTCCTTGTTGCAGAAACTACAGCATATATTGAAAACAATAGTCCTCCATCTGGCTATAACAAAGTTAAGTGCGAGAGAGATGTTGAACTATTAATTGATGCAGTACTATATGATATTACATATGGTGGTAATCAAGCTACTCATATTGCAGGTGATGCATATGCAGTAGGTGCAGATGCAAATGCTGCTCTTGGTAATGATACAGATGAATTAAATGCAACAAAAGCAGCATTTAAATATTTGGCTAATGTATTAAAGGTAGTTGGATCAGGAACTAAGTTAGCAAGTTCAACATTAACAGGGGTAGAAGCTAAGGCTCTCACTACAGATGGTACATTTACTACTTCTGTAGCAGTTGAATTGTTACCAGGTGATAGAATTACAGTTGCTAAGACAGGCACTTTCAGTGGCGCAGCAGCTATTGTAGGCCTAACTGATCAAGTTACAGTTACTACAAAGTCTTATAAGGTGTTAAGTGTAGCTAGTACAACAGAGTTTAAATTAGTTAATCTTGACGGTACAGCTATTGCCACAGTGGAAGGTTCAACAACTGGTCTAACATTTACAAGAAGTCAACAGCAAAATAGAGAAGTTCAGCGTGCTGGTACAGCAGATGCAGCAGGTACAGCATCCGCTAAGGCAAAGTCATTGATTGTAGACATTGTAATTGCTAAGATCGATGATGATGCAGGAACAGTTCCAACAGCATTAGCACAGCCCTCAACAGCTTGGGTTGATTCAACTTTAGTAGCTGTGAGCACTGCTATAGATGCTGGTTCATTTAGAACCGCAGTTAAAAATAATGTTACAACATTAATGGCAGACAAATTCCCAAGTATTAATTACTTAAATGTTGGTGGAACAGCTCCAACACAAAATGGTACAAGCATTCAAGATGAGTGTAATCAAGACATTGATGCAGTAATTGATGCAGTACGTTTTGACATGATGTTTGGTAGTAATTATAGATCTCAATTAGCAGCTAATGCATACTATCGTGGTATTGCAGGTGCTCAAGCAGTATTAGCTAATCAAAAGGATGCAAGTATTGCTGTGTTTGAAGAAGTAAGAGACGCCATACTTGAAAAAGTAGCTCTGTATACTCTTGAACAGAATAAGAGTGGCAGTGCAGGTGACTCTACTGCGGCTGATCATGCAAGAGATCGTATACTTGATATTGTAAAATATATTGATGACACTTTATCTGATCCAACTGAAACATTAGCTACAACAACTTGGGTAGATCCAGATCTTGTAGCAGCAAGTACTTTAATGAACAATGCTGAAAATACTGTTAAGTTAGCTATCACAACTTATATTAATGATCGCTTCCCAACACTTGATTATAGTGTAGCTGATTGTCAAGAAGATATTGTTAGTATTATTGATGCAGTACGTTTTGACATGATGTTTAACAGTAACTTCCGTACAATTACTGCTGCTCGTGCATATTTCCGTGCCCAAGCCAGTAAGGTAGTAGGTGCACAGAAGGATGCAACTGTTGAAGCATTTAAGTATTTGAAAGAAAAATTAGTAGACATTGTTAAGAATACTGCTGTGGCAGCACAGCGTGTTGAAGATAGAATGGATCTTC